GTTTGATTCAGGCGAAATGAAGGGTGATCTGGGCCGTAAGCCCAAAGCTCTCACTGCCTTGGTACGTAACTGTGTGAACATGTTTGGTTCATACAATGTGGGCTTGGTTTGTACCAACCACACCTACGCCAGCCAGGATATGTTTGACCCCGATGATAAAATCTCCGGCGGCCAAGGTTTCATTTACGCCAGCTCAATTGTTGTGGCCATGAAAAAACTCAAACTCAAAGAGGACGAGGACGGCAATAAGATCTCAGAAGTCATGGGTATTCGATCAGCCTGCAAGGTAATGAAAACTCGCTATGCCAAACCCTTTGAAGGTGTGCAGGTCAAGATTCCCTATGAGACAGGTATGAACCCTTATTCTGGACTCACTGACTTGGCAGAGAAAAAAGGTTTTCTCAAGAAAGATGGCAATCGTCTTGCTTACACTACCTTGGATGGCGAAATCATCAAATTCTTCCGTAAAGGCTGGGAGAGCAACGAAAACGGTTGCCTGGATGTTGTGATGGCTGAATTTGGAAAACGCAAAGAAGAGGTAACTACAGTTGAAGAGGACGCAGAATGACAGAACAAGTAGTAAGTGACATTTGGGGAGAACTAAAACGATATATCAACACTGTTGACCGTACTGAAGCAGCCGAAACAGTGGTACAGATATTGATGGACAATGACTGTGATGCTGAGCAGATCAAAGAAGCATTCAAGGGCGATCGTGATATCAAAACGGCCTTGACCAGTTACCTGGACAACGACAAAGACTACTCCGAAGACGAAGATTCTGAAGAAGAAGATTACAACGAAGACGAATGGGATGAGTGATGTGGTATAGTCGCATAGTTGCTGGTCTGGATGCCATACCAGACTTCATAGCTCACTATGAACGCGAACTAGAAGAAGCCAAGCGCGAATGTAGAATTGGTGGCTTGGTCGAACGCAACATCAAAGAATTGCCAGGGCACACCGAGCACAGGTTCAATCAACTGCAAGAGATTGAAGCTGTGCTTCAGTTTCTCAACATTCAGTTGCGCAAAATTCGCAGAAAACATTTTCAGAAATATCTTGAAGCGTATGCTCGTGCACTAACTAGTAGAGATGCCGAAAAGTACGTGGATGGCGAAGACGAAGTCATTGACTTTGAAACTATCATCAACGAAGTGGCCTTGCTGCGCAACCGTTGGTTGGGTGTGATGAAAGGCCTTGAAACCAAACAGTGGCAAATGGGTCATATTGTGCGGCTGCGCACAGCCGGTATGGAAGACATTACAGTTTAAATTTATGAGTTATTTGTTTACAAGCGAAAGTGTGAGTGAAGGCCACCCAGACAAAGTGGCCGATGCCATCAGTGATGCAGTGTTGGATCTTGTGATGAGCAAGCATGACAACCGTTTAAGGTGTGCATGTGAAACTCTTGTGACCACAGACACAGTGGTAGTGGCAGGCGAATACAAAGGTATCTTGCACAACGAGGAAGTTGAAGCCGCAGTCAAGCGTGTGATACGCAACGTTGGCTATGAACAACCTGGCTTTGATTGGCGTACAGTCAAAGTCACCAATCTCATGCACGGCCAAAGCGCAGACATTGCTCTGGGCACAGACACGTTTGGTGCAGGAGATCAGGGCTTGATGTTTGGATATGCCAACAACGAAACTGATGCCTACATGCCCAGTGCCATATACTGGAGCCATCGCATTGTGGAAGAGCTGTCTAGAATTAGAAAATCTGGCCTCACCACATGGATTGGCCCAGATGCCAAGAGTCAGGTCACATTTGAATACAACGATCGCAGTGAACCTGTGCGTATCAGCAAAGTGGTGTGCAGCACTCAGCACAGTGACGATGTCAGCATTGAAAGTGTACGTCATGCTATTGAAGAAATAATTAGAACTATTCTTCCTGAAAACTATGTGGACAATCGCACAGAATTTTATATCAACCCCACTGGTCGTTTTGTTATTGGCGGTCCAGATGGAGACACCGGGCTGACCGGGCGCAAAATCATTGTGGACACTTACGGTGGCTACGCACCACACGGTGGCGGAGCATTTTCAGGCAAAGATCCCACCAAGGTTGATAGGTCTGCTGCTTACATGATGCGTTACTTGGCCAAGAATATTGTGGCTGCGCAAAAGGCATCCTGGGCCACAGTGCAGGTCAGCTATGCCATTGGTGTGGCACAGCCCATGAGCTTCTACGTGGACAGTGATGGCAACAGCCGCGACATTACCAAATGGATTCAAGACAATGTGGATCTCACACCACGTGGCATCATAGAACGATTTGACCTGTTTAGGCCCATCTACAGCGAAACCACCAACTATGGACATTTTGGCAAAGCCAAACTGCCCTGGGAAAAAGTTGACCTGTTTTAAACAGCACTGTAAATAGCAGTATGAAAAAGACTGCACTTGTAACTGGGATGACGGGCCAAGACGGCCCGTATCTCGCAAAATACCTCGTTGAAAAAGGCTATCATGTATATGGCCTGGTCAAGCGTTACTCCAATCCCAATCTAGACAACATTCGCTGGCTGGGCATTGAGAACGACGTTGAACTTGTGACTGGCGATATCACTGATGAAAACTGTGTGAATCACATCATGCAGACCATCAAGCCTCAAGAAGTTTACAATCTTGCTGCACAGAGTTTTGTTGGCATCAGCTGGGACCTAAACAAACTCACAACAGAAGTCAACTGCATGGGTCCGTTGAATTTACTCAACGCCATACGTCAACACAATCCCAATGCTAGGTTCTATCAAGCCAGCACCAGTGAAATGTTTGGTAATGCCACTGAGCCCGGCCAACAAAGTGAAACCACACCATTTCGTCCACGCAGCCCCTATGGTGTCAGCAAACTGTATTCTCACTGGATGACCATCAACTTCCGGGAAAGTTACAGTCTGTATGCCTGTTCGGGTATATTGTTCAATCATGAATCGCCCTTGCGCGGACGCGAGTTTGTTACCCGCAAGGTCACAGACGCAGTGGCACGTATCAAACTGGGCCTGGCAGACTCTGTGACCTTGGGCAATTTAGACAGTGCTAGGGATTGGGGGTTTGCAGGCGATTTTGTGGAAGCCATGTGGTTGATGTTGCAACAAGACACAGCACGTGATTATGTGATTGCCACTGGACAACAACACACCATTGGTGACCTATGTCGTGTGGCCTTTGAACACGTTGGCATATCAGAATGGCAACACTTGGTCAAGAGCGACCCAAGATTTAAACGTCCAGCCGAACTCTACAGTCTATGCGGTGACAGCACTAGAGCTAGAGAATTGTTGGGGTGGCAGCCGCGCACAGACTTTGCAACCATGATACGTGACATGGTCGACGCTGACATCAAAAGACTAAGCGTGTAAACGGCACGCCAGATCTAATCTCCTCCACAGTCCACTCAGTGTGCGCCAGTTGTTCTAGCCATACTGTGCGATCAGGACGTGGAGGATTTTCTATTTGTGACAAGTCCCAATTGGCAATTGGGCTTGCTAGACTGTCGGGTCCAACAAATGCTGGCACACCTGCAATCAAGGCTTGCGACCCCGGACCTGAATTCCAGTTCAGCACACAATGTGCAGTGGCCAGCACTCGATCAAAATCAAAATCGTCATAGGTGCCATGTGTCATTTTGGGTTTGTCGATCAAGCACCCTTGCGGCATGGGACAAGTTCCTCGAGGATGCGGGCGAACCACAATGGGGCGATTGCTGTGCTGTTTGATTTCTTTTACAACATTGGCCAACCATGTGTTCACGCCGGGCAATCCTGCCCATTGTTGACTGTCGTGACGTTGCATGGCAATCACAATGTTGGCGCCCGAACGCCAAGGTTTCAAACTCAGTCCAAGGGTAGCTGCACGATTAGGAACAAGATTGTCAAAGTTGTAACTGCCAACACCAGTGCCATTAACACCAATCTTCCAAGTTTGCCCGCGTTGTATCATGCCAACTTCAGCAACAATTACAGTCTTGCCTTGGCGACGAAATGCTTCGTGAACTTCTTGATTGGGACGCATACGCCCGGTCCACAGCATACTCCATATCACAGCCACATCAGCAGTAAGGTCATGATAAACTACCTCGTGCCCTTGGGCGTGGAGGCCCTGGGCAATGGCTTGAAATACTGGCGCTGAATTTTTAGCACCAAAATTATTAAACAGGCTGATCTTCATTGTGATTAAATAGTTATATATGTATACATTTACCCTACCATACGAAAGACAAGGTTACAGTCAATTTGGCGAAACCGGCATTATAGAACTTATGTTATCAGGACTCAAAGACCCTCATCAAACTTTTGTTGAGATTGGATTTGGCACCGGTAATCAAAACATGACCATGGACCTGTTGGACCAAGGATATCGAGGCGTTGGCGTCGACGGAAGAGACTGGGAACCAGATACTCCTAACCGTTGGGGCGATGCTATTACTAAACTCAAGCAAATGATCACCACAGAGGACATTGTAGATGTTTTACGCCCAGTGTCTGATTGGAACTGTGACTTTTTTAGTCTTGATATAGATAGCTTTGACTATGAAGTTGCTCGTGTGCTGTTAGAAGCTGGATTTAAGCCAGCGGCAGTGTGTGTAGAAATAAATCCACACTTTGGATCTAGCGTACAAGCAAGTTTTCCTTATATCCCTAACGTTAAGAAAAAAACTTAC